AGATGATGTCGGTACGGGGGTATGCTCGGGCGCGCGGGATGGCGCACACTTCGGTCGACTACCAGATTCGCAAGGGGCGGATTCCGGTGGTGGACGGGAAGATCGATGCGGAGTATGCGGACCACGTTTTCAGGGAGAAGGTGGACGCGAAGCAGTCGCTGCGCGGACGCGGACAGCAGCGGGTGGGGGGCGGGTTGCCGACGGCACCGGCTGCGGTGGCGCCTACGTTGCCGGATGATCCGAACGACCTGGAGGCGATTCGGCGGCGGGTGCCGAAGGACTACAACGACGCGGCTTACCTGCAGGCGGTGGAGGAACTGCTGAAGCGGCGGGCGGCGAATGCGGAAATGGAAGGCAAACTGGCGGATGCGGAGAAGGTGCTGCGGGCGCAGTTCGAGATGGCGCGGCAGGTGCGCGACCTGATGATGGCGATTCCGTCGCGCGTCGACGATCAACTGGCTTCCGAGCCTACGGCGGCGGGGTGTCGGCGGATTCTGGAAGGCGAGATCCGGCAGGCGCTGGAAGAGGCGGCGAAGCAGGCCGCCAAACTGGCGGAAGAGAGCGGCGCGCTGGAGGCTGAAGACGATGGCGCTGGCTGACGCTTATTCGCTGGTTGGGTCGGCGTGGGCGGACGGGCTGAGCCCGGACCCGGACATCGGCTTCGACGAGTGGGCGGACGAGTACCGCCATCTGCCGCCGGATTCTTCCGAGCCGGGCAAGTTCAGGCTGTCGCGGACGCCATTCATGCGGGACATCCTGCGCGATCTGTCGCCGGCGTCGGACATCGAGGAAGTGGTGCTGGTGAAGGGCGGGCAGATTTCAGGCAGCGAGACAGCCAACAACTTCCTCGGCGCGGTGATCCACCTGTCGCCGTCGCGGGCGATGATGGTGCAGCCGACGGTGGATGCGGCGAAGGACTACATGCGCGAGCGCATCAACCCGCTGCTGGAATACACGCCGGTGCTGCGCGAGCGGGTGCCGCTGACCAAGAGCCGCGACGGCGCCAACACCATCAAGTCGAAGCGCTTCAAGGGCGGCTTCCTGGTGCTGACCGGGGCGAACAGCGCGACCGGCCTGCAATCGCGGGCGATCCGCTTTCTGGTGCTGGACGAGATCGACCGCTATCCGCGCGACGTCGACGGCCAGGGCGACCCGGTGGGGATGGCGGTGAAGCGTACCGACACCTTCGACCGCAACCGCAAGATCTTCAAGCTGTCGACGCCGGGCAACAAGGACGACAGCCGCATCATGAAGGACTATGCGGAGACCGACCAGCGCAAATACTACGTGCCGTGCCCACACTGCCTCGCCATGGACTACCTGCGGCGCGAGCGGCTGCGCTGGCCGGCCGGCAGGCCGGCGGCGGCAGCGATGGTCTGCACCGGCTGCGGGGCCGAGATCGACGAGCACCACAAGACCTGGATGATGGCGCCGGAAAACGGCGCCGAATGGCGCGCCACTGCGGTGAGCAAGGACCCGAAAAAGCGCGGCTACCACGTGCCCGGCCTGTATTCGCCGAAAGGCTGGCGCAGCTGGGGCGCGATCGCCATGGACCTCGAGCACGCCGAACTGCTGGCCACGCGCGGCGACGACACCCTGCTGAAAAAAGTGGTCAACCTCGACCTCGGCGAGCCTTACGAAGCGCAGGCCGAACGCGCCGTGGCCGCCAGCCTGCGCGCGCGCGCCGAGCCGTTCGAGATGCGCAGCGTGCCGCGCGGCGGGCTCATCCTCACCGCCGCCTGCGACGTCCAGCACAACCGGCTGGAAGGCAAGATCATGGCGTGGGGGCGGCAGGAAGAAGCATGGGTGGTCGACTACCAGGTGTTCTGGGGCGACCCGATGCAGGCGCAGGTGTGGCAGGAACTCGACGCCTGGCTGCTGCGCCCGCTGCGCTATGAGGTCGGCGGCACCGAAATGCGCGTCGCCGCCTGCGCCATCGATGCCTCCGACGGCCACACCATGGAAGAGGTCTACAAGTTCGTTCGTCCGCGCACCGGCCGCATGGTGTTCGCCATCAAGGGCCACAAGACCTACGACGCGCCGATGCTGCCGCCGCCGAGCGCGCGCGAGATCGACCGTTCCGGGGTCAAGGTCAAGACCGGCGACCTGCTGTGGATGGTCGGCGTCAACCAGATCAAGAACGTGCTCAGCGCGCGGCTGCGGGTGGAAACGCCGGGGCGCAACTGCATCCACTTCGGGAACTGGCTGCCGGACGAATACTGGCCGATGCTGGCGTCGGAAAAGCTCACCAGCAAGTTCCTCAACGGCAACGTCTACAAGCGCTGGGTCAAGATCGAAGGCGAGCGCAACGAGGCATGGGACCTGCTGGTCTACAACTACGCCGCCGCCATCCGCCTGGGCGTCAACCGCTGGGGCGAGGCCAACTGGCTGGAGTGCGAGCGCATCCTGACGCAATCGAGCCTGTTCGCCGCGCCGGCGGCGGCCGAAGCCGAACCGGATCCGTACTGCAGGCCACCGCAACTGACGGCGGGCGCGGAAGCGGTTGAGGAAATGGTGGCGGCGGTGCGTCCGCTGCCGTCGGCGCCGCAGGTGGCGGTTGCGGCCAGGCCGGTGGCGCCGCCGCCCAGGCGGCAGATGGCGCGGTCGGCGTATCTGCGATGAAACCCTATTACCAAGACGACCACGTGACGCTTTACCACGGCGATGCGCTCGAGATACTGCCGGCGCTGCCGATGGCCGACGCGATCATCACCGACCCGCCCTACGGCGAAACCAGCCTTGACTGGGACAAATGGCCGGACGGGTGGCCTGCCGTGGCCGCGCTGGTTGCGCCGCAGATGTGGTGCTTCGGCAGCACGCGGATGTTCCTCGACAAGCGCGGCGACCTGGACGGCTGGAAGCTGGCGCAGGACGTGGTTTGGGAGAAGCACAACGGAAGCAACAGTGCGAACGACCGCTTTCGGCGGCTGCACGAAATGGCCCTGCATTTTTACCGGGGAACATGGGAGTCGCTGTTTAAGGCGCCGCAGTTCACCAATGATGCAGTGCAGAAAAGCGTCCGGCGCTCGAAAAACCGGACGGCTCATTGGGGCGATATTGGGCAAAGCGCCTATGTCAGCGAAGACGGCGGTCCGCGTTTGATGGGGAGCGTGATTTTTGCGCGTAGTTGCCACGGTTACGCCGTGAATGAAACGTAGAAGCCGGAGGCGATTGTGGCCCCATTGATGCAGTACAGCGTGCCGGAAGGCGGGCTGGTGATCGACTGCTTCGCTGGCAGCGGGACAACTCTTGCCGTGGCGAAGAAAACAGGACGACGGGCAATCGGGATCGAGAAACGCGAGGCCCAATGCCGGGCGATTGTGGAACGACTGGCGCAGGGCGACCTGCTGACCAGATAATCCCCTGCGGACATTTTCCGCCATGTTCACCCCTTGAGTTTCTGGGCACGATTCGGCCAGTAGCTTTACGCCGGTATCCGCCATGCCCGTCCTGCAATCCGACATCGATGCACTGAACCAGGCGCTGCGCAATGGCGAGCGGGTGGTGAAGAGCGACGGGGTGCTGGTGGAGTACCGCTCGATCGATGAGCTGATCAAGGCGCGCGACGACCTGACGGCGCAGATGGCGCGCGAGAGCACGGTTGCTCGCCCGCGGCAGGCGATTCTGACGCACGGCGGCAGGGGGTTCCGTGGCGCGTAAGCACAAGCGCGGGCCTCCCAGCGGCATCGCGCCGGCGCCCGCCGCCGGCGCGATTCCGCTGGCGCATTACGACGCGGCGGGCACGGGGCGGCGGATGGCATCGTGGCGGCCGTCTTCCAGCGGTCCGAACGCGGCGCTGCATGGCTTGCAGACGATGCGCAACCGGCAGCGCGATGCGGAGCGCAACGACTGGCAGGCGGCTTCCGGGGTGCGGGTGTGGGGCACCAATCTGATCGGCACCGGGATCACGGCGCGGATGCGGGCGGGCGACGAGGCCCTGCGCGCCCGCGCCAAAACGCTGTGGGACGTGTGGACCGCGCAGTGCGACGCCGACGGCGTGCTCAACCTGTACGGCCAGCAGCTGCTGGCGACGCGCAGCGGCGAGGCGGCGGGCGAGGTGTTCGTGCGATTTCGCCCGCGCCGGCCGGAAGACGGCCTGGCGGTGCCGCTGCAGATCCAGCTGCTGGAAGCGGACATGGTGCCGCTGCTGGATGCCGACACGTGGCCCGGGCTTGCCCCCGGCAACATCATCCGCCAGGGCATCGTGCTCAACCGCATCAACCAGCGCGTCGCCTATGCGATGTACCGCAGTCATCCGGGAGAACGCGCCGGCATGGCGCGGCCAAACGAAATTGTGCTGGTGCCGGCGCGCTTCGTGCGCCACATCTACGAACCCACCCGCCCCGGCCAGTTGCGCGGCGTCTCGGAATTCGCGCCCATCCTGGCCAAGCTGCGCGGCATCGGCAACTTCGACGACGCCGTGCTGCACCGGCAGGAACTGGCCAACCTGTTCACGCTGTTCCACATCCGCCCGGCACCCGTCGGCGACCCCAACATGAACCCGATGACCGGCATGGCCGTCACCGGCTACGCCGACAACGGCCTGCCGCTGGCGACGATGGAGCCGGGCACCACGCAGGAGCTGTATCCGGGCGAGGACGTGAAGTTTTCCGATCCGCCCGACGCCGGCGCCAACTACGCCGAATTCATGCGCCAGCAGCACCTCGGTATTTCGGCCGGGCCGGGGCTGCCGTACGAGCTGCTGACCGGCGACATCAGGGACGTGTCCGACCGCACCCTGCGCGTGGTGATCAACGAATTCCGCCGCCGCTGCGAGCAGCGGCAGTGGCTCACCATCATCCCCATGATGTGCCAGCCGATCCGCGACTTCTGGGCGGACACTGCGGCGCTGGCCGGGCATTTCACCGCCGCGCAAGCCGCGCTGGTCAAGCACGTGACGTGGCAGCCGCAGGGCTGGGCCTACATCCACCCGACGCAGGACGCGGCGGGCAAGAAGATCGAGGTCGAGGCCGGCTTCCGCTCGCGCGAGAGCGTCATCACCGAGCGCGGCGACGACCCCGACGAAGTGGATGCGCAGATCGCGCGCGACACGTTTTCTCCGCGCAACAAGGCCGCATAAGAAAAGGCAGCCGCCATGAGAGCCGACCATGATCAACATCGAACCGCCGAACACATGGGAATGGCTGCTGCTGCTGGGGGTGGGGGCGCTGGCCGGGGCGGTGAACGCGCTCAGGAGCTATGCGGCCAAGGGCACGCCGCAGGCGCTGCTGGTGGGGTCGGTGGAGGGGGCGACCGCGCTGTTCGCCACGATCGTCACCTTCCTGATCCTGCATTCGTTTGTGCCGGCGCTGTTCGGCGTGCAGATCCAGGTGCTGGGCGAGATCGGCTTGTCGGGCGCGGCGGCGCACATCGGCCTGCGCCAGACCATCCGGCTGGTGCTGCGCCTGGCCGACAGCGCGACGAAGGACTGACACCCGCAGCACCCGCAAGGGGTATGCCAAAGGTAGGCAATCCGCTATCGGCTAAAGCCGATGCGGAATTGACA